TGATCACGTCATGCGCCTTCAGCACCAGGCCGATCTTCACGTCCACCGTGTACTGGAAGCCCCGCGCGTCGGGCCGGAACTTGCTGACAAGCTGTAACACGGCATCGCCAATGCCCGTCCGGTCAATGCCGATGTACGCTACGTTGTACCTGTCGCACACGCGCCGGATGGCATCGGCCTGCGCCTCGTAGTCGATGCCGCGGAACTGGTGTTTCTCCAGCACGCGGAACTTGCCGCCAGGCGCGAGCGGCGGCGCAACCACCACCAGCGCCGCGCTGTCGCCGCCTCCCCCGTTCGGGTCATAGCCCACCCACACCTCGCGATTGCCGAACGGGCGCGGCGACCAGTGCCGCACGTCCGGCCACACCTCCCAGCTATCGACCATGCAGCGCATCAGCATCGACAACGGGAACACCGACGCCGTATCGTCGATGAAGCCGCACAGCAGCAGGTTCTCGAAGTCCGCGTCGCTGTACTCGCGCCGTAGCTGCTCGATGTCGAACAGGTTGCAGCCGCCCGCCATCGCATCCTCGACGGTGACGATCTGCCGCCACTGCCCGTCGGCGCAGCGCCGGCCGTCGCGCAGGCTGGCATGGCTCACGTCCACGCGGATGTGGTCTTCCTTCTTCCGCCCGCGATTGAACAGCGCGCCCGACCAGAACGGGTACGCCTCGTGCGCCAGGCTCGACGGCGTCGAAAAATACGTCTGCCGCCATTTCGCGTGGATGGCCATCCCGGAAGCCACCTTGCGCAGCTCCTGGAAGCGCTGGATCCAGAAGTACTCGTCCAGGTACAGGTTGCCGTGGTAGCTCTGCGCCGTGCGCGCGTTCGTGCCCAGGAAGTACAGCGTTGCGCCGTTGGGTAGCACGATCGGGTCGCCCTTCAGCTCCACGTCCGCCGCATCCTTCGCGAACTGGACGATGTATTGCTTGAAGACGTGCGCCTGCGCCTTGCTGGCCGAGAGGAAGATCTGGTTGCGCCCGCTGGTCAGCGCGTCGATGAACGCTTCCCGCGCGAAGTACCAGGTCGCCCCGATCTGCCGGCTCTTGAGGATGTTGCGGATCCGCTCCACCGTGCCCGCCTCGTACCACGCCCGCTGGTACGGAAACAGCGAATCCTGGAACGCCTCTACCAGCTGCGCCTGCTCGTCCTCGGTAACGGCGTTGCGCTCCGGCTTGCGCCGCGCCCCCTTGTTCCGGTTGGCCACCTTCGGGTTCAGGTCCACCTCGTTGCCGCTGGCCTCGTAGCGCCGCACGCGCGCCAGGCGCTCGATCTGCCGTCCGAGCAGGTCGATCTCCTTGTAGTCCTTCCCTTCCTTGTGCTCCTTGGCCACCAGCAGCGCCATGCGCGCCTCGATGCTGGTGCCCACCCGGTCAACGACGTCGGCCTTGTCCCAGCCCTCCCGGCGCTTCCAGCTGTGCACCGTCGGCGGCTTGATGCGCAGCATCTCGGCAATGCGCGCCACGCGATAGCCCTGCCAGTAGAGCGCGCGCGCAATGCGCCGAGGCTCCATTTCAGGATCGAACGGATGCGAGGCAATCGGAGGAAGCGTAGGCATGCCGCCACGCTACCGGTCGCGCGTGCGCGTGCCACGCCGCCGGTGTTGTCACCGTCGCCGCAACATCAGCATCCCGTTGCCCGCGCGAGCCTGCCTGCCCAACATGGCTGCACTACCGAACCACACCGAAGAGGACCGCATGGCCGGCAGCAAACCGAAGTTCTTCCGCATCGCCACCGAAGGCGCCACCAGCGACGGCCGCGTGATCGACCGCCAGATGCTCCTGCAGATGGCCGCCGCATACGACCCGCAAACTTACGGCGCCCGCATCAACCTCGAACACATCCGTGGCATCGACCCGCGCGGCATGTTCCAGGCCTACGGCGACGTCGTCGCGCTGAAGGCCGAAGAGCAGCAAGGCAAGATGCGCCTGTTCGCCCAGCTCGATCCCACCGCCGAGCTCGTGTCGCTCACCAAGGCCCGGCAGAAAATCTTCTGCTCGATGGAGGTGAACCCCGATTTCGCGGATACCGGCGAGGCCTACCTCACCGGCCTGGCCATCACCGACAACCCCGCCAGCCTGGGCTGCGAGATGCTGCGGTTCAGCGCCAGCGCCAAGGTCAACCCGCTGGCCGACCGCAAGCAGGATCCGAACAACCTTTTCTCCGAAGCCGTGGAGGTCGATCTCGACTTCGCCGCCAGCGAGCCCGACACCCAGACGCCGCCCGCCAACGGCCTGGCCGCCTCCATCAAGCGCCTGTTCGCGCGGCAAGACAAGGCCGAGGCAGGCAGCACTGCACAGCACGCAGATACACACGAAGCCGTCCAGGTACTGGCCGGCGAGATCAAGCAGATGGGCCAGAGCTTCACCAAGGTCACCGAGGCGCTGGAGTCGATCGCCAGCCGCGTCGATGCCATCCAGGCGGACCAGCAGAAAGACCACGCGGCGTTCTCCGCCCTGAAAACGGCGCTGGAGTCGACCGAGGCCTACACCCGCCGCCCACCCGCCACGGGCGGCGACGGCAGCACCGCCGCTGCCACCGACTGCTGAGCCGGCACGAGCCCGCCCTTCCATCCCGGAGCCCACACACCATGCGCAACGAAACCCGCCGCCTCTACGCGGCCTACGAACAACGCGTCGCCGAACTGAACGGCGTGGAGCGCGTCGACCGCAAGTTCAACGTGCTGCCCAGCGTCCAGCAGAGGCTGGAAACCCGCGTGCAGGAAACCAGCGAATTCCTCTCGCGCATCAACATCGTCGGCGTGCCCGAGCAGGAAGGCGAGAAGGTCGGCCTCGGCGTCGCCGGCCCGGTGGCCAGCACCACGGACACCACGAAGCACGAGCGCCAGACCACCGACCTGGCCACGCTCGACGACCGCAAGTACCGCTGCGAGAAGACCGACTCGGACACCCACATCACCTACCAGCGGCTGGACACCTGGGCCAAGTTCGCGGATTTCCAGACGCGCCTGCGCGACGCCATCCTGCGCCGCCAGGCACTGGACCGCATCATGATCGGCTTCCACGGCGTGCGGCGGGCGGCAACCTCCGACCGCAAGGCCAACCCGATGCTGCAGGACGTGAACACCGGCTGGCTGGAGCACCTGCGCAAGCAGGCGAAGGAACGCGTCATGGCGGGCGCGAAGGCCGCCGACAAGATCGTGGTGGGCGGGGCCGACAGCAACGCCGCCCGCGACTACGCCAGCCTCGACGCCCTGGTCTTCGACCTGTGCAACAACCTGATCGCCCCGTGGTACGCCGAGGACCCCGACCTAGTCGTGATCTGCGGCCGCAAGCTGCTGGCCGACAAGTATTTCCCGCTGCTGAACCGCGACCGCGACCCCACGCAGAAGCTGGCGGCCGACGTCATCGTCAGCCAGAAGCGCATCGGCAACCTGCCGGCCGTGCGCGTGCCCTACTTCCTGCCAGACGCCCTGCTGGTCACGCGGCTGGACAACCTCTCCATCTACTGGCAGGAGGGCAGCCGCCGCCGCACCATCGTCGACAACGCCAAGCGCGACCGCATCGAGAACTACGAATCGAGCAACGACGCGTACGTCGTGGAGGACTACGAATGCGTGGCGATGGCCGAGAACATCGAGGTGGTCGACGCATGACCAGCCCCGCCCGCCAGCACTTCCTCCGCGCCACGGCCGCGCTGGCCGCCGCTGAGGCCGAGGCCGCCAACCCGCTGCGCCACGCCACCGGCTACGAGCTGATGCTGGCGCAGCTGGCCGAGCACCGGCGCGCGCTGAAGCTGATCCAGTCGATCGAGCGCAAGGCCGACGCCAAACGCTCGATGCTGCCGGAATACGCGGCCTGGATCGACGGCGTGCTGCAGGCCGACACCGGCATCCAGGACGAAGTGCTCATGACCCTCATGGTCTGGCACATCGACGTGGGTGACTTTGCGGCCGCCCTACCCCTGGCCAGCTACGCCATCCGTCACCGCCTGGTGATGCCCGACCAGTACCAGCGCACCACCGCCTGCCTGATCGCCGAGGAATACGCGACGATGGCCATCAAGGCCGCCGAAGCGGGCCAGCCGGTCGACATCGACGCCCTGGCCGAGGTATCGGAGCTCGTGGAGGCCGAGGACATGCCCGACGAAGTGCGGGCCAAGCTGCACAAGGCGCTGGGCTACAGCGGCCTGACGCGGATACCCACCCTGCCAGGCGAGCAAAAGCAGCCCGCCCGGCACGCCGCCCTCGCCCATCTGCAGCGCGCGCTGGCGCTGCACGAGAAAGCCGGCGTGAAGAAAGACATCGAGCGCCTCGAGCGCGAGATCCGGAACGCAGCCGACGCCGCGCCGCCCGCCGGCGGTGACAGCGGCTGACCCCGAGCGTGACCCCGCGCACCAGGCGGCACGGGGTGTCTCCGGCCAGGCCTCGCGCCGCGTCCGCAGCCACCCCGTCCACCGCCTGCCCGCCGTCCACCGAGCCCGCACCGCCATGTCCTCCTTCCTTGCCGCCGCGCCAGCGCCCACTGAACCAAGCCGGATCCACAACGACGGCTTCTTCCCGAACGTCGACATCAGCATCGCCGCCGCAGCCATGCGCCAGGACGGCACGGTAACGGCCGAGCGCCTGCGCGCCGCCTTGGTGGAGGCAATGCTGTCGGTCAACGACGACCTCTCGGCATGGCGCGCGGCCCAGCAGGCAGCCGGCCACGCCACGCTCGACGCGGTTCCGAGCCCGCCGATCGACGGCAAGCCCGCCACCGTGCACCGCTACCTGCGCGCCGTGTATTGCGAGGCCCGCGCCGGCCTGATCGAGCGGTACCGGGACTACGACGCCACCGCCGCCGGCGACCGCAAGGCCGAGGCGCTGATGCAGGCCGTGGACGACCTTCGACGCGACGCGCGCTGGGCCATCAGCGACATCGTGGGCCGCCATCGCTGCACCGTGGAGTTGATCTGATGCGCGTGATCGCCATGCAGGGAGACACCGTGGACGCCATCTGCCATCGCGTCTACGGCCAGACCGCCGGCATCACTGAGGCGGTGCTCGAAGCGAACCGGGGCCTGGCCGATCTCGGCCCGGTCCTTCCTCACGGCACGGTCGTCGACCTGCCTGACCTTCCACCGCAGGCCGACGTCAAGCGCGTCCAGCTGTGGGACTGACACAAGGATCCATATGGCTGAACCGATCTCCACCAGCTCCACCGCCGCCATCGCGGTGACCGGCGTGGGCGCCGTCTCGCTGCTGCCAGGCGTCGACGCCGCCACCGTGCTGGGCGCCTTCGCCGGCGCGGCGGTGTTCGCGTTGAACGCCGACGAGCTCTCCACCGGCAAGAAAGTCGCCTTCCTGCTGCTTTCGATCGTCATGGGCTGCCTGACGGCCCCGCTGGCCGCCTCGCTGCTGGCCCGCCTGCTGCCCTCGGACACCGAGGTCAGCCACGGCGTGGGCGCGCTGGTGGCCTCGGCCGTGCTGGTGAAGCTGCTGCTGGCGATGATCCGCCTCGCCGATCGCAGCGACCGGTTGATGTCCCTGATTCGTGGTCAACAGGAAAGGAGTGGCAAATGAAGACTCTGTTCATGCTCCAGGCGCTGCTGTGCGCGCTGATCGCCGTCCGGCTGCTGCTGTTTCGCCGCGCCGGCGGCGTCCACCGCCCGTGGGCCTGCCGGCTGGCCTACGCGATGATCGTGCTGACCGGCACCGTCGCCATCGGCGTGCTATTCGGCCGCTACGAGTGGGCGCTGCTCGCGCTCAACGGCATTACCGCCGTGCTCTGCCTGGCCATCTACGCCGTGCGCGGCAACGTGGTCGAGCTGTTCCGCGTCACCGGGCTGGACGGTACCGACCGTGCCGATGATGCCGAATCCTTCCTGCTGCGCCTGCTCCGGAGACCCCGCCATGACCATACTGCGACGCGATGACGTGGGCGCCGCGGTGCGCGAGCTGCAGCGGCTGCTGCGCATGCGCGGCGCGCGTATCGAACTGACGGCCGAGTTCGACGCCGATACCTTCGCGGCTGTGCGTGCGGCGCAGTCGCGTTACGGCCTGGTCGTCGATGGCCTGGCCGGACCCAAGACGCTGCTGGCCCTGCAACTGGATGGCCGCCAGCCAGGCCAGCTCGGCGCCGCAGATCTGCAACGCGCCGCCGAGCGGCTGGAGGTGCCGCTGGCAACCCTACGCGCCGTGAACGAGGTGGAAAGCCGCGGCCCCGGTTTCCTGCCGGACGGGCGGCCCGTGATCCTGTTCGAGCGACACATCATGTACCGGCAGATCCGCGCCATGGGCCAGGACGCCGACGTCCTGGCGCGCCAGTACCCGAACATCGTCAATGCCAGGCGCGGCGGCTACATGGGCAAGGCTGCGGAACACATGCGCCTGGCGCGCGCGGCGGCAATCGACCGGGCCTGCGCGCTGGCATCGGCCAGCTGGGGCATGTTCCAGATCATGGGCTACCACTGGGAGCGGCTGGGCTACCCCAGCGTCCACGACTTTGCCGACGCCATGCGCTGCGGCGAAGCCGAGCAGCTCGACGCGTTCGTGCGCTTCGTCGAGGCCGACACCGCTCTGCACCGGGCGCTGAAGCGCCGGCGTTGGTCTGCCTTCGCCAGCGGCTACAACGGCCCGGCCTACAAGGACAAGCTCTACGACGTGCGGCTGGCCCGCGCCTGCGCCCGCTACGAGGCCGAGGAAGCCGCCGCCCAGGGGATGCCAGCATGAGACGCACCCTGCTCGCCGCGCTGGCGGTTCTGCTGGCCCTGGGCAGCACCGCCAGCGCCGGCGCCTGGCTGACCGAGCGATATCGCGCGGCCCAGCGCCGCGCCGCGCACGCCGAGGAACTGGTTGCCTCGCTCCGCGCCCAGCTCGGCAGCACTGACACCGGCGTGGTCGAGGTCATCCGCTACGTCGACCGCGTCAAGACCATCCACGTCAAGGGCGAAACCATCATCAAGGAGATACCGCGCCATGTCACCGTTGAAGCTGACGCTGCCTGCACTGTGCCTGTCGGCTTTGTCCGCCTGCACGACGCCGCCGCCACCGGTGCCAACCTGCCAGATC